AGAAATAGCATCCTTGAGTAAAGTAAGAATATCATCTGCTTCGGATGCTTCTTTTGTACTTTCCAAAGTTTCGGCCGTCATTTTCGCCAATAACCCATCTATTGTATTAGATGCTCGCCTTGTGATAGTAATAGCAGAATGCGCAGAAGAATTCGCGACTACTTTATTTACAGATATCATCATTTCATTTAAAATATTTAATGACGACGAGGCTATGTTTAAAAAAGAACTCGGCATCCATCCACCAGCTGTAATCTCTGTTTGTGAATTTTCTACAACTTCAACGGAATTAGTCGCTTCTTGATATGAAGTAATTAAAGAAATCAACGCGTTAGATACTAATCTAGCATTTACTGCTGAATTATCGGCAAGTAAGGCAATTCGCTTAGCTACAGTTGCAATCTGTATTGTCGATATATTTTCTTTATAGGTTTCATAAGGATAATCTGTTGAAATAGGTAGAGTTACCCCATACGCGCTGAGTGTCGACATCATACTTATTTTCTGATTTGCTATATTACCTGTATTATACATAGTGACATCTTTCTCTCTTGCGATATTATCTAGCGAACTCGCAAAAGCACCTATTGATGAAATATTAGTGTTGATTTGAGTATTCGTTGAAACACTTGCTCCTATTGCTGATATAATACCTTTTAAAACATCTATCGCATAATTCGCAACCTGAATTGCATTACTTAGTGGAACACCTGGAACATATTGTGTATTAAGAAGCCCCTTTCCTGCTATATGATCAAGAGGGTCTGCTATATTTTTTAAGACAACTTTCACCAGTGTATTAAAAGCCGCAATAAGACTTAGACGATTGGTCACAAGGGTAGATTTTATAATTGCATTTGCCAAAAGTGATTGCTCCTTTAGTAAATAATTGCTAGCATTCGTACGTGCTAAAGCCACAGCAAGGTGGGCATCTGTTTGTACATTTCCAAGCATCGAAGATATAGTTGATAGAGATGGGGTGTTTGATGGATTAATATAAAGTGGTGACATACCCACTGACATAACTATTTTCGCAGCAGCAACTTTATCTTCAAAGACTTTAGAAGCCTCGTCGAGTAAGAACGCAGTATAAGAAGCATCTCGTGTTACTTTATACACCGTATATGCGTTTGTATACGCAGCACTCCCTTCATCTGATAATATTTGATTTGCGTAATTTACTTGTTGAGATGCGTTCTTATACATAGTAGCAGCAACCTGAGTTTTATATGATGTAGCAGTAACGGTAGCTGTTCGTTCCACTTCAAGATTTTCTTGAGCATAATTAGCATCTTGCTGTGCGTTTATGTCTACCTGTGCAGCTGTATAAGTAAGTTGAGCATTAATTATTTCTTGTGGGTCGTTATATACTGTGCCTAAGGCAGCCATAAGACCTGTTGGATAACTTCCAGCTATATCAAGTGTTGTCATTATAGGAAAATCATTTTCTAAAGGAGGTACGTTCATATCTATTCTACTGTTATAATTAAATAATTGTCGGAAATAAAATATAAATTCTCATTTATAAATTAATACGCAAACATCATACCCGCACGACCACCATAAATACGCAATATATTATATGTCTCCGCATATATATACACTACATACCGGTCTACCAGATCATCTGTTAATATTCCTGTCTTACCATGAAATCCCAATGTCAGATTGAGGCGCTGAATTTTGTCCAAGTTTGCCTCTCCCAGTGGCATTGAAAATGGAGTATGACCGTTCTGTAATCCAAATGGTATATTATAGAAATAACGATTGACCCATGGAGCCTTTCGTTGTTCCATGGATGGGATGAGTGACCGGAATAGTGCTACATTTTCCGTACTATACCTAGTTAGCGTCTCAGAATAACTTAGTGCTAGCCATCTAATGGGCTCAGAATTACGCGTTGAAAACCCAGGTTTTAATGTCTTAGTCAAGCGCTCTGACAAGCCTTGCGCATCTGGCCACCATGGGGCCTGTAGAGTACCATCTGTTAAATCTCGCGAACAAAGAAATGGAGCATTATATCCTGGCCCTTCGTATTTCTGACAATAAAAAAAGAGATCTCTTGTCGGGTTAGGTACTATTAAAGGTATCCTAGCAAAATTATTATTTTGTGTATCAACCGGGTCATATATGTAATGCTGAACTACTGGAACCTGAATATCCGCTATACGAAACCTATTAGCCTCTGGCTTATCCAAATATATGTATTCTACTAGCAAATATGCGTCTGTGAAAGAATATTGAGTGGGCATGGATATACTAGATGGATATGGACTAACCTCCTTGTAAGGTGCCCTCACTGGTTCTAGACCAGGCATAAGAGAACCACTCGCATCTTCGTAATAGAATTTAGAACCACTCATTGGCCATAAAGAAACCGCTTGTTGGTTTGATTGTATGACATTACCTGAAGTATCTAATGATCTTGATTGTGTATAAAATAGCCCATTGATTGTATTGAAATCTAATGTAATGCGCGCTTCATCTATATTTAGTGCATCTATAGGCAAGAAACACCCTGGATCTCCTCTTGAAAACCAAAAGGGCAAGTTGACAACAACTTGCTCGGAAGTGCTTGTTGTGCCAAAAGAAGTGTCTGTAAACCCATTATCCTTTCTTAAGATTTGCCTACTAGTTTCCACCGTCTTCTCCAAGGGCGTCTGAAATTCGTCTATAACTTCCATGAGTTGTCCAGGTATCGTGTCATATAACACACCTCCAAGATGAAGCTGAGCTCTATTTACTAAATTATGACCCAGTGAATTGGTCCAACCAAAATGAGGTCCTACAAATTTCACCGACTGTCCATTTACTTTCGACTTTTGTGCTACAAGTTGCGGCGTCTGAATATCTGGCATCTGAACAACCAAAAATATTCGCGAAATAAGCTCACCCTGAACAGGCAAACGAGCTATAGCAATCTTTCCAAAGTCTGGCTTTGTATCAAAATCTATTCTAGCCCAATTAGTTCCATATCGTCCAGACTTGACAAATACACACAGCAAAGATCCAATACTTGGTTGTCCCTTAGGAGGCTGTAAACGTTCGTCTTGCATTCCTGTTGATACGATCTTAAGTAGACTGGCTACCATTCTATTAATCTTTCACCATTTTGTTTATGTAATATTTGGCGTGTTGCTTGCATAGATGGTTAGATGTGGCGTCTTTTATTATAGCACTGTGTTTACATGGGTTACCTTCCTTTGTAAGCGCTGTGCAAATATAAGCCATACTATGTCCCTTTCGAACCTTGTTCTTCATCCACGCTTCAGATGAATTATCAAAGAACTCTTTAGTGAACTCTTCAATACCTGACATGATACTTAATATAAGCAATGTGACTATGTCAATTTTAATCAACAAATACCTTATTACAGATACCATTCCCAAAACGAACCCACTGAATAGCATATACAAATACATGGACCTCCCATTCTGTGTCTGAACTACCGCCTGGTGGCTTCACATTCAGTGTCAGACGCAATGTGTTCAGACGACTAGCGTTAATTGTCCCCGTAGGATCATGCTGACCTGGATGTCTTGCGAATGAATAACCGTAAATAAATGATTCATATGATGTATTACCACCCCTGTGAACCCTTGAAATGTGAGAACGAAACCAGGCTTCATCCTTATTTATAATCTCTTGTCCGTTTGCTTGTATCTTTGCAGATATCAAAAGGGGTTCCAACGGTGAAAAAGTAGGATCATAATCTTTTTCTAGGGTGGCACTGTAATTTGTCCAGTCATTGTTCAAGGTAACAGCAGCCTTTCTTCTCAAAAACCATACAATCTCCTCCACTGGCTGATTTGCTTCTAACGGTAGCTGAACTGTAATCATGTCATTTCCCGATTTATTTGTAATATATTTTAAGGGTTCTGTAAAGTCAAACTGTTGTATTTCACGAAAAGGTCTCTCAAATTGCTGTCTGAGAAGCATCTCACGATAAGGGCCATCGATAAAAATACCCTGAGTTAGAAGTTGAATATTTTTTAACTTAGGTATATCTGAAGATGAAGAAATAGATGATATCTTATGGATAGTTAGTTGATTATTAATTATCTCAAACTCCTTTCCTAATGGTGTATCTAAGCAATCGGAACGAACTCCTGATAAAATACGAACAATCTGATCAAATCTCTTTAAAGTTACACGAATTCTCATGGTACCTTCACGACACGCAATTAGGGGGAATGTAGCAGTAATCTTTTCCCTTAACATAGAAAACGTAAGAGGAACTGTAACCCATCCATCTTCTGTAAAAAATGCCCTCTTTCCATCTGAAGCCTTCAAATCATCCATAGATTTTAGGCCTAAGACATCTACTAAGCCAGATTGTGTATTCAAATCTGGAAATAACATAGAACTAACATGTATAGAATCGCCTGTAACTCTTTCTAAAACCTGGTCATCGACCTCTAGAGTAGCCTCTTCTAAGATAGAAGTTCCAAGGGAATTACAATATGTCCATAGCTGCGATGGATTTAGTGAGACTATCTTATTTGTTCTGAAATTTTCTCTTATAAGTCCAGTAAACCAATCACCCAACTGTAATTGAATAAAAAGACCACT